CTTCAACTTTTGCATGTGTTACAGCAACTTTTTTGTCAATGTTTTTTACATTGTCATTCATTGTAATATATCCTGTGCCACCTATTCCCAAGGCACCAACCAAAATCCATGTAAGTTGACTGGTGTTGAATTCGATCATTATTTTCTAGCTCCTGTACTAGGTAATTGTGGTCTTGTCATTTTAGTCATAGGACTAACTGTGTTTATTCCGTCTTTGCTCTTATTAGGACTTACTGGAGTAGTTTTGCCTGCATATGGAATATTAATACTAGGCTTTTTAGGCATTACACGATCTAGATATTGATTTGCATATTCTTTGCTAGCTTCTTTGCCATTATCTTCTAACTCTGTCTTTAGTAATAAAGGTTGATCTTTTTGTTCATTAGCATAACCTTCAGCTTCACTATTGATGCTATCATCATAATCAGTAGTAACTACTCTGACATTGTTTATGTTGCAACCACAATGTTGAGCGCATTGCTGAATCATTGGTTCAGTTGCAGGATATTTGAATTCAGCTTTGATAATGGTAATAGACTCATTATGCAAGTCAGGAAATCCATATGGATCTTTTTGAATAGGTGTAGTTTTTGGATCATCAATTTTGACTGGGTCAAATTTGGACAAATTATGTCTGAACAATTCCAAAAAGTTTTTTTCACAATCGCCGGCAATCTTAATTGTATAGCGATATGTTCTAACACTTTCGGTTAAATATTGACGTAGGCTCTTCATTGTTTTATTCCTGTTCTATTATTTATCAATTTACTGGTTTTTTGTTTGCCAGAATACTCTTGAGAAGTTCATTACGATCCACTAAGCTACCCTCACCTAGTGGAACATTTGCAATCTCTTTATCTTTCTCAACATTTTTTTGATCTAGACTTGCTTTTTTCAACTGCAAATCAATCATTTTTAATTTCTTGTTAATCTTAGCCGTCTTAGCAGTTATAGCATGTCCTAACATTGTACCAGCACTATTGAATATCTCACTAGCAAATCTGCTATCGACTTGCATCCCCAAATCCATTAAATCTTTATAACTGTCTTGAGCCAGTTTTGCCAATTCATCCATCTCAGTATCACTTGCTTCTAACCCACGAACTTGTGGTAATGCTTGTTCTATCTTATCTAAAGTAGAGTATGTTTCTTGCGTTACTAAATCCATATCTTTGCCGAGTATGGGTTCAGTTAATGATGATTCCTCTGTAGGTAAATCAAACAATTCTGATAATTTTTTTGTCATGCTATTTGTCCATAATAGCAGTATTTATTACTTACGCCTACCGTTATAAAACAAGTCATCCTCTGTGATTACACGGAATGTAAATCCATATTGTTTACAGTATGCTTTAGCACTAGCCCACTTGGCGTGATTAATAGCAACAATTGCTATATCTCTTGCGCTAGCCTTTCTACTTTCAATCAGGCTTTGTTTTTTAGGTTTGATCTCTACAATTTCAGCAAACTGTTTTCCAAACTTGTTTTCATATAGTATAAAGAAGTCTGGAATATAATTAGTAACTTTACCTGTTAAAGGATGACGATAGGGGATACGTATTGATTCGCTTGCCCATTTAATTACATTCTTGTTGCCGTCACAGAATTGCATGAATGTGAATTCCCATCCACTACGATATCTAGGTGTATGATTACCAATATACTTATCAGGATTTCTAGGCACAAATATGCCCTGTGCAAAGTTTGCCATTATATTACAGCATTTCTAGCTACTACTTGATTAGGTTGAGGAATAGAACTCACACCATATAAAGTTGTTTTGCTTTTCAAACTGTTTAGATAGTATGCAACCAATGCATTAGCGGTAGATAACCCATTAGAACCTTTAATTTCTTCTAACAATATCAATGGATTTTCACCAGTGATATTAGAAATTCTAAAAATGATTGTTGTAAAATTTTTAGCTACGTTTTCGCTTTTAGATAGCGAATAAAAATAACTATATATAATTTCATATTGATTAGCCTCTACAACTAAATCAAAATTATAAAATTGATCAAATACACGTACTGTGTTATCTAACTGACTTCTTGGTGCATCTATTGTTTGTGCCATAATATACCTCGTAAAAGTATTTATGTGACTTGTTTAGGTGTTGATCTAATATCGCTGTATGCCCCATTAATAGAGTTAGGAGCATTCCTAATTGCACTGGCTGCTTGAGTTGGGAAATTAAATGCAGTGTTGCGATTAGGTGTCCCCTGTAAAGCGTTAGTAGCTATACCCATTGCTTCTGACTTTGCAATTCTTAATATATTTTGAGGATTTTTAAAAGTATTAGCCGCGGTGCCAGCTTTCTGTACTGCTCCTACAATGTTGCCGTTTTCTAAGTCATCTAATATGCCGCCAGCAGCATCAACAAGACCACCTTGACCTAATATAGTTGCATTTGAACCGGGACGAGCGATAGGACTTAGTACAGTATCATAATGATCATTACTGCCAAAACCTTTAACAATATCATACGGCTTACGACCATCAACTGCACCTTCATAATATTTTACAGTTTCATAATTCAAAGTCATTTGATTTTCCATCACGCCACCACCTTCACTATAATTGTACGTGTCATGGCTAAAACTTTCAATGATAGGATTAATTAGTCTATACAAAGAAAAACTATGTTGGTTGAAACCGTATATATTAATACCCTTAAAGAACGGTGCTTTGCTTATGCCTAAACTTGCGGCTGAGTTAGTTGCTGGACTATTACCAGTCTCACCTATGTATCCCCAGTCATCATTGCCAGTGATAGTAGGATCGTAAATATTTCTACGATTTAAATTATATCTAACTGCATTGTCGCCACCAAACCTAGCTGCAACACCGCTAATAGTTGTATTGGTATTACTATCCACCTGTGTTGCATCTTTATAGTAGTATGTGTAATACGTATACCATAATTTTTTAATTAAATTTTGATTATCATCATGGAATACAACGTTAATAGGATCGTATTTGATTTTAGTTTGCACTACTCGTTTACGATTGTATTGGTTTAGTGTAGCTAAATCAAATGTATACTTAGGTAGTTGTATATTTTTAACGGCTAATCCAAAATTTTGATCTTGAGGCCAACCTTGTGTAGCACCGATGTAGTCTTTGTTAATATCAAAATAAACATGGAATAGAAACTTAAACTTGGGTGAATACCCATAAGCATTTGTTCTAAATGTTTTACTTGCGTGTTGGTAATCACGCAAGTATTCATTAGTAAAGAACGATGTTGCGGCGTCAGTTAATAGGTTTTGAACGAACCCAGCCATTAATTACTCTTATTAACCGATACCAGTAACTGCTGTACCACCAAATGCACGACCTACATTTGTACCGATACCCGAAGTCAATGGTGACTGAATTGCATTATCAAATCTCACGCTTAACTGAATTGTAGCTGGGTCACTTGTTTTGTAATCCAAGTTATTATAGTTGGCTGTTTTAATAAAGCATCCATACAATTCCCAGGTTTCTAATACAGAAGGTGTAAGTACACCGTTACCACCATCAAGAATTTCATAATTGATTTGAAACTTATAATCTTGTGCAGTTGCGGCACTAGCTTGTTCAACAAAGTCCATTTGTTTCTGAATTTGTTGTCCAACCAATTTACTAACGTTGCCTTGAGCATCGTCACGTAGATTAACTGTAGTTTCTTGCCATGCATGTTTACCTGCAAGATAAATTCTTGAGTTATATACATCTAAGGTTACTTCATCAAATTGAACTTGGGGACGAGTAATATCCATTACTTGTTTCGTTAATTCTGTAGTGGAACCACCTACACCAAAGTTTAAGAACAATGCTCTAAAACGATATTGTAGTTTAGGCATCAATAGACCTTGTGCGTTGGTAGCATTATCCGCTGCAACGGTCATATTGAACAATGATTGTGAGGCTGTTGCCATATTTTATTCTCCTATATCTTTATTTATCTTTAATTCACCCCTGTCTCCAAGGGTGAATATTCTTACTGAGCGTTTGCTAATTCACCTGTATTCAATACACGAACCGGAATGTAAATAAACTCAGCTGCCTTGACTGGTTCAATAGCAACGTCAATCCACAATTCATTTCTGTCAATACGAGCAGGTGTGTTGTTGCTCTCATCGCATACAACCAAATAATCATACAAACCTCGTTTTGCAACTAGGTCGATGAACAATGATTGAACTACACCGCTTATTTCATTACGTGTTACTGCATCGTTAGGTTCAAATACGAACGGACGAGCCGCAATTTGCAATCTTTCACGAATATAGCAAACCAATCTTGCTACGTTAATACGATCCAGTGCTGATTGACTATCAAATGAGTTCTTATTACCGTAGTTCAATAAGCCAACACCTGTAAAGTATGCTAATGGATTGATTTGATTTGTATATAATACATCACGAATACTCATACGATTCTTAACAGTCTGGAACTCACCAGTAGTAGCATTTAAGTAACCAATGTTTGTAGCATTGTCAATCGTGCCACGGCGTGTGCCTGCTGGAGCTAACCAAGGATAAGCAATAGTGTCATTACGTAAGAATGTGCGTAACATCATATGACTTGCAGGAACGACAACTGCGGCGCCTGTTAAATCTGTAGTGATACCACTTGGATAGAATACACCCAAGTAACTATCACGTGTTACCCATCCTTCTTCGCCTGTGCTTGTTGCGCCGGCTGCATTGGTTGCCCAATTTGTTAGATCGGTCGCTTGATCAGGTAAGCGCAATGGAGTATCACCAATAATATATGCAGTATTGTTACGGTCATTATTCAATGTAACCATGTCTGGTTGTAACTCTGGATATCCAGGAGCTGCGATAAGATTAAAGAATGTATCTTCTTCTCTTATACTTTGATTTGTTCCAATAGCCGCTTTAATTGATTGAACAACTAAATTACGCTGTGCTTTACGGCCCATGTATGCTGCACCGTTAGATTGCAAACCACTAACACTTACCCATGTATATGAGTATGTTGGTAGTACTGCAGGTGATGGATAGTTATTTGAGGTAAAGTAATTTGTTCTAAATTGTTTTACGTTATAACCACTACGGCGAGTATTGAATAATAACATACCTTGTGGATATAGTGCTGGATCTGGTGCATCTAAATCTAAATAATCACTTTCAAGTAATGTTTCAATGCTTACTAGAGGATCATTCACTGGATCAACAGTTCCTACATTACCCCAACGAGCATCACTAAATAGTACACCGTTTTGACTGGTTTGATCGGATGTGTCAATACTTACCCATTGATTTGTACCATCAACCTGTTCCCAACGATATAGTTTAGGATAATTTTCTAAATCACCGCTATCGATCCACAAATCACCGTATACAAGTGCAGTACCGTCGCTTTGACCTGTTAATGGATCTGGCTCAGTAGGACTAATAATAGGTCCAGCTGGATCTGTGGTGTTAGTCCCACCGGCTGCAGGATTACCTGAGCTATCATAATTTACATTTCTATAACCATACCAATCACCATCTTTGTTTACCATAATATCAACTTCAGATGCTGTACTGTAGTACCAATTTGTACCGTTTGTTGGATTAGTTGCAGGAGCGCCTTCATTCGCAATATATGTAATTTGTTCCCATGCTGCCAATTGAACCACATAGTTTAATCTAGGTGTTCCGCTATAATATGCCCAATCAATAATAGCACCAAGACCGGTTACTGATTTTACAATAATAGATAAATCGTTTGTGCCATCTACGCCTCCGATATCAGATCCCTTAAATGTCACAATTTCATCTACAATGTAGTCAACACCGGGAGTGACTTTGGTTATATCATAGTACCAACCTTTATCTTGATTTGCTGCTATGCTGAAAGTTGCACCGGTACCATCATCAGAACTGCTATCTTGTGATACAGATGGATTAGTATACCCTTCTACGTAAGAATATGATGTACCTGCATCACTTAAACTAAATCCAATATCAGATAACATTCCATTACTTTGACCATCAACGTAGTCACTTAGAAAAATTATTCCACCCAATGTATGTTCTAATTGAATTGCACCAGAAGTAGTTAATGATGCGTTGGTATTAGGAATACCAGCAGATAACCAAGCAGTTACAAACTCAATTGCTGTGGTTGACCCTGATGGTATTGTATATACACCTGACCCTGTAACTTTTGCAATTAATTGGTTTAACGGATCGATTGTGGGGTTTGAAACTGATCCGGTAAATACTGAAGCTCCAATACTTGTTTTAGTCCAGTATTGTGTCGCAGAATATGGTGCTATATTAGATGATGTACCGTATGTAGCTACTACAGTTCCGACTGGAATATCACCTCCGCCAGCAGAACTCAAGTCTGTAACAGCAGTAAGTAATGATTGGTATTTATTAACTGTTTTACTTACCCATGTATCAGTAGATGCATTATATTGAGACATTAATTGATTCATTCCTGAACCTAACACACTAGTTTTAACCCAAACACTTCCAGTAGGATGCGGGAATATTTGACTTGCAGTCCATAATGGCATATTAGATGATGGTCCAAAAAACACATCAGGTGCAATATATTGTTTAGGTACAATACCCATGTCAGCTAATGGAGTGTTTGTACCTTCTGATAGTGTCAAATATGCATTCGGAGTAGGTTCACTATATGCTAAACTTAATTTATTATTAATCAGTCTAGCAGATAGATATGTTATATTCAATCCGTTAATACTAGCCGCAACATCTGTTACAGTATCACCTGAACCAATTGTAATGGTCACTGTTAATAAACCGTTAATGTTAATAGTAAAAGTATCGCCGGTAGTTAATATAGGATTTGATACAGTTCCGGTTACTACCGGTACAGATGCTTTCCAATCACTATCACCTAATTTAACCCAATCATTTTCTGCATTTTTATAGAAATAGGTAGAATTAGTATATTCACCACCTGTTATTTCAGTCGCTATTACTGCATAACCACCCACATTACCTATCACTGATATTGGATAATCATCTGCAATATAAATTGAATCTGTAATTACTAATGGAGTTTGATTAACAAACTTGCCGGTTGAACTATTAAATTCATAAATTCCCCACGCTGAATTTGTTGTATCTAACCAATATGTACCATCAGTTGGATCACCTAAAGGACGACTTAATGATCCAACTAAACTACCCAAATCAATATCTGCTCTTAAAACATAACAACGATTAGTAGCACCTAATAATGAATATGTTGCTAACAAGCCATATTCATTTAATTCGTAACCCTGAATTGGTGTACCGTTTGTAGTCTTGTAAAAGAACGGGGTACCAAACAAGTTAACCAAGTCACGTTGACTTGTTACTTGATATAATTTATTTGCATTTGCGGCTGTTGTTGCTGCCGCTACTCCTGTGCCTGCTGCATTAGCTTTGTTTTGCGCCGTTGCTAAGACTACAAGAGGAACTGAACTTGAGGCTGCTGGTAAATATTGACTCTGGTCAATGATTGTTACTTCTACGCCTGGTGATACTAGTGCCATGTTAAATTTCCTTTATGTTATGATTATGAGGGTTAACGCCCTAACGTACTAATATTTAGTACATATCATAAAAAAAGCACCAATAACCATACCTTTAAAGGTTTCTGGGTTAAATACTATATGATTAGACCCGTTTGCAAAGAATGCAATAAAAATCTATGTGCGGTAAATTATATACGCAAAGAAAAGACATACTATAGGAGTATGTGTGATGAGTGTGGCAGAAAGAAAAACAAGAAAAAGCCAAGAACACCAAGTTGGCAAAAAGCAGGGTATAAGAAAAAACCCGCGTGTGATGTTTGCGGGTTTAAGTTTTTGTATGTATCTCAGTCTACAGTTTACCATACAGACGGTAAACTTGAGAATAATCAATATACCAATCTACGAACTGTCTGCTTAAATTGTATAGAAGTTATAAAACGAAAAGAAGTCACTTGGCGTAAGGGTGACTTAGAGGTTGATTATTGATTCAACTTGAGTATGCAAATCATCTATTGAACCATTGTTGTTTAAGTAATAGTCATATGTTAAGCCGACACTACTGTACTCGCTTGCATGTACTTTTTGTTTGTCTAGTTTAGTTTTACTCAATGACCACAATGAATTACCATTTGGACCACGATTAAATGCTATTGCGGCATCATACCATTTAGGTTTTTCACCCCGCTCAACTCTTATTGAAGTGCCGCCGGCATTTTTGATAGCATTCACTTCATTGGCAAAACGACAATCAGTAATTACGATGTTGTCTTTAGTTTTACGTAATTGATTTTCTACACTTGCTACCCAGATATCATTGTGAAATCCATTGCGACAAACTTCTGTTCCCCATTGTTGCAATACCCATCTAGGGGTAAGTTCAGGTATATTTAATCGCTCACTCCACCACGGGTCTACTTGTTCTCTCCATTCCCTACTTGAGGTAGTAGTACCTTCGAGCATTTCGCGGTCCCAACCAAATACTGCGGAGCAAGCATCTTTTAACGTGCCTGCAAAACTAATTCTTTTATATCCGTGAAAGGTAGTGAGATAATTTGCTACTGTATCTTTTCCACTACCAATAAATCCTGTTACACCAATAATCATTAATGATCTCCTATAGTGTATTATATTACAGAATAGTGAAAAAGTAAATCCTCATTTAACCAATTATAAATGATAATGGTTGACTATAATCTACAAATCTCTTTAAGTCTTCCAATAATTGGTCTTGCATTGCTTTACCTTCAGCTTTCAAGGTAGTACCGTTTAATGTAGTTCCGCCTCCTGGGCCAGCGATACTAGCAAATTTCTCACGTGCCTCACCTAAGATGCTCAAACATTGACTAAAGGTCCAGTCACCAATCCAAACACCACTACCCGGATCTTGCAACAACACTTGTTCAGGTTTTTGAATGTCAGCCCATATCAATACTTGTTCTCCACTAGCTTTAGGATCACGAACAATACGCAATTCTTTTGTAACAGGATTGAAGGTGAATATAACAAAACCACCGAACATACGTGCGGCTAATTCAATATATTGAGCATAAAAGTCATAAGTTGCCAAACCACCTGCTTGGTTGTAATTTAACAAATAGGTATTAAGAATAGCACTACTAAAAGGGTCAAAACTACTTGCACTTGGACCAGTCTCCAATCCAATTGTTCTACGAAACAATTGTCTTACGTTAATGAATTCCGAAGGTAATGTATAAACATCTAAATTCTTTTCCATCTTTAACAAGGTGTAAGATTCTTGTGTTGAATTCTGAGCCCGTTGTCTATAAACTTTAACTGCGTATTGATATGCAGCCTCATAGTGTTCAGGATCTAATTCTACATCAACTATCCCGCCACCAAGACGTAAATTTAAATTTCTAAATAGGTCTTCTTTTAATTCGTCTAGTGTAGTACCAGCCATATAATTCTCCAGATAGTGTATTTATCTGGAGAACTGAACATAATCAAATATCGTTAGATTTGCGATTTTCGCTGTTGAACACGTTAAACTCACCACCGGGATATCGTGCTTTTAATTTCTCTACGTTCTCAGCAATCACATCATTAGGATCTAGGCGAAGTGCCCTGCAAGCATTGACCCAGTACCACATGATATCACCGAGTTCTCGTTTCATGTGGAATACATTATCAGCAGTTAGAGGTTTACCTTGAAAGAAAATCTTTTTAGGTATCTCAATAAACTCACCTGACTCTGCGGCTAGTCCTAAACATGCAGTTAGCAATAAAGGTACGTTGATATCAGGTCCATGTTCTTGTGTTACATCATCAAAGTTACCGTCTAGTTCATCTAAACGATCCATAAAAGTTGTCAAATCATTGCTTGGTTGACTTGTCACAGCTTTTACAAAATCACTATATTTGTTCAAATCTACATTCATGGCATACTCCAAGCATCAAATGCAAGTACAAAGCCCACAAATAGTAGAATAAATCCATTGCTAGTTTGTCCAAATGCAAATGCGTTCAATCCGCATAGCATGTTAACACCACCTAGTGTGTAACCTACTTTTTTACGATTCTCACCTAACCAAAATACAAGTTTGTTTATCATATTAAAATGCTTTCAAAATAATCATGTTTTCATTAAAGCGACCATTGGGCACTGCACCAACTGCTTTAATATCTTTAAAGTATTTACGAGCCGCGGGCTTGCTTCCCATAATTTCTTTAATCTGCTCACCGGGCTTACGCAAAGTTTTCATTTCGCTGGTGTTGTTGTCAAAGCCTAGAATTGTGTTACCTTTTACAGTAAATGCTTTGCTATACTCATCCGCAATGTAGTGATGCATTTTACGCTTTGCAGTATCATATACCCATGCCTCGCTTGCACCATGCAACTTAGTTGGATGTACGCTAATCAAATCAAGTTTGTTCACGGCATCCTTGAATACTTTCAAATACTTGAGTTTAGCTACAATCTTCTCAACAGGAACTGCTTTCTTTTTACGAGGTGCTTTGCTGGCTTTCTTAATTGAAATGTAACTATTGAGGTCGCTCAACACTTGCTCAATAAATTTAAGTGTGTTACGCAATTTAACTTTGCCCAAATAACTGTAGGCTTCTGTTAACTGCTCATCCTCGCCTTCAGAAACCATGTCAAATTCTTGTTGTTTGCGCTTCCAAATCTCAACAATCAATGAGATATGCTGTGGCATGACATTAAACTTAGCAACAATGTCAACTGTTTTTTGTGTTACTTTTCCGTCAGTAATCCATTCATCAAAAATAGATTCAAGTTCACCTGCGGCTTCTAGTGCTTTTTCACGCATAATCTCCTGCACATTGGGGCGATTGCTAGGTTCTTTATCTTTTTCAACCACTTCGGGTTTGTTGACCAGTTTATACAAACGGCTTATCTCATTTTCAAGAGTGGTTGATTCATGTTCATTGAGTTCAAGACCACGCATTGTCATACGTGCCAACCAGCACAATGTCATCAAAAACTCAGATTCGTGAACCTTACGCAAATGTTTAGATTCGACTGTGCGATTATGATATTCCAAATACAGGCAAAGCAACTCTTTGGCGTCTTTTTTGCCATAAAAACGATTGTACCAAGTGAAACTTTGTGTCAATGCCAAAGTTCTACGATCACTATCTGGTTGCAACGGGAAGAAGGGTTCTTCACCCATATATTTTGTGTCAGCATCACGTGGATTTAGTGCTTTGACAAAGTGGTCAGAAGTTGGTTTGGGTTTACGGGTCGCCATGTGTTCTCCTATTACGATTCATGTATTATATATGATATTCCATTATTTGTCAAGTTCTATAGGTAATACTTTAGACATAAATACTAAGTAAACGGATAACAACATGCCTAGACTCTCATTATATCGTCCACAGAAATCAAATGATTTTAGATTCCTTGATAGAATAATTAAGGAGATGTTTGTCGTGGGAGGAACGGATCTATACGTTCACAAGTATTTAGGCATACCTGATACCGGGGCTAGTGCTGATTTGACACAGCCTCAATATGATACTCTGGACCCGACTAACATACAAGATTTACTATTCTTAGAAAATCGTGATAGAAAGTATGATACTAGCATTTATAGAATTCGTGGTCACTACAATGTAATGAATTTAGACTTTGATTTAAGTCAGTTTGGATTGTTCTTAAATAATGATATCATTTTTATAACTATACATTATAATGATATGATAGAACTAATAGGTCGTAAACTAATGGTAGGTGACGTATTAGAGTTACCTCACTTAACAGACTACCATCCACTTAACGAAGCGATACCTGTAGGGTTGCGTAGATATTATCAAGTGACTGATGGCAACTTTGCTAGTGAAGGTTTTAGTCAAACATGGTATCCACATTTGTGGCGCATTAAATGTGAGCCATTAGTTGACAGCCAAGAATTTAGTAACATATTAAGTCAGCCGTTAGAAAAAGATAATTTCTTGGGTGATTGGGATCCTACTAAAACATATATCATTCCTGCAGGACAAACATACACAATTCAATATGGTGATAAAACATATACTATCACAGGAGCAAGTCCAGGTGGGACTACAGTACCTGCAGGTGTAGCGCCAACTGATCCTTTGTATTGGCAGATTAGTACTGCTGATAATCTACGTGACATTATCGGTAGATATAATAAAAACATCGCAATCAATGATGCAGTGATTGCAGAAGCAAGTAGATTATTACCTAAGACAGGTTACGATAGAAGTCAATTGTATCTTGTACCTACATTAGATGGTGAACCGGAGCCTCCAGTCAATATTATTGCACCAACTGGAAATCCTGTACCAACTAGGGCTACCCTAATGATGATGACTAATCCTATGTACAAGAATCCAAGTCCAGTACTTAGAATAGGTGCTGAGGCTCGTAAAAAGTTATGGAGTTTGACGGGTAACGATGCTGATAAATTACGTGAACAACTTGCAATCACTTTAAAGACTGCAAAATTAGCACCACAACGCACTGATACAGGAAGTGGTCAAGTTGATGGTACGTTAGTGTTAATAGCAAAAGCAACAGGACCAATCTCTGCACCTTATGGTACCGCAGACAACACATATAGTACCGCAGACAACTTCCCAACATTCACTCTTACATCACTTGCAGTTCCAATTGGAAGTACTGTTATTAGTGTGCAACCACTAGATGTTACACAAGACATTGCCCCATTGAATAATCTATCAGCATTTGTTACGTCAGTTAATGGTACACGTACAGATATATTTGATTATGGTACACGAATTGTTAGTGTGAATAGAGTTAACAATACCTTTGTAGTAGATATTCCTACTGTAGCATTTATGCCAGCTGGTACTGAGATAACAATAGAACCTAATTTCCCATATACAATTAGTCAACAAATGGATTTTCGTGCTGATTGTGACCCTAGATTCGTATATGTCACACGATCAAGCCCACAAGGATTTGGATATACAAACGGATATCTAATAGGCGATGGAACTGCACCTAATGGATTCCCAGTAGGATCAGGTATAACTTTCCCTGTACAACCTGCACTAGGAGATTACTTCTTACGCACCGATTATCTACCTAATTTGTTATATCGTTGGGACGGTTCACTATGGATTAGAATCGGACAGAATTCACGTGCAGGTGTAGGAATTGATTCCACTATACCAGGACAACAATCACAAATGGCGTCATTCATCAACAATACGCAAACAACTACATTAACAGATGGTACAGTAATACCACAACAGCAACCATTGTCAACACTATTGACGATACAACCAGATTAAGGTTTATAATGGCACAGTTTTTTTACGACAATCAAATAAGAAGATTCTTAATTCAGTTTGCAAGAATTTTCAGCAATTGGCAAGTAACTAAAGGCAAAGACCCTGCGGGTAATGAAATACTTGTGCGTGTTCCTATTCAGTACGGGGATTCAAGTCGTATGGCTAGCACACAAATTGCACAGAACAGTCCTAGTAGTTTACCTAGCGCCCCGTTGATTACGTATTATATTAGTGGCTTAGAGTATGATCAAAAAAGAACACAAGATCCTTATTTCATTGATAAGGTAAGTGTTCGTCAACGGCAGTATAATCCAGAGACTCAAAGTTATCAAACAACACAGGGACAAGCATTTACGGTAGAACGTGTAATGCCAGTACCTTATACATTACGAATAACAGTAGATTTTTGGACAACTAACTATTTGCAAAAATTAGAATTGGTAGAGCAATTAGGTGTGTTATTCAATCCTAGTATGGAATTACAAAGTACAGATAACTTTATTGATTGGACCAGTTTAAGTGTTGTATATCAAGATGGATTGACATTCAGCAGTAGAACAATACCACAAGGTACTGGCAACCCCATAGATGTGTTGACTTGGAAGTTTCATATGCCAATTTGGATTAGCAGTCCCGCTAAGATTAAGAAACTCGGTGTTATACATAAAATTATTGCTAGTATATTTAAAGGCAATGCTCTTACAGATATGCAAGACGATGATATGTTATTGGGAACTAGACAAAAGATTACCCCATATGGTTATAAGATACTGTTTATCGGTAACACATTACAAATATTGCCTAGCAACGAGGCTTTTTATCCAAGAAACACAGACTTAGAGTTACCAACCAACCCTGATACAACAGTGTATTGGCAAAGTGTATTGAATGTATATGGCACAGTGCGTCCTGGCATCAGTCAGATTTGGCTACAGAATCCATATATGGATACTGAGATTGTAGGTACACTTGCGTTTAACCCAACTGATGATAGATTACTAATATATGATGTTGACATTGACACATTGCCAGAAAATACTTTGCAAGCAGTGGATAGTGTGGTCAATCCATTATTAAAAGGTCCAGGACATGGATTGCCAGTAGCTGAATCAGGCCAACGTTATCTTATTGTAGAGGCTATAGGTAATGAATTGAATTCTGACCCATCTATTGCATGGGGCAATGTAGTAGCCAATGCCAATGACATTATTGAATTTGATGGCCTTGATTGGGTAGTAAGTTTTGATAGTGTTAATACATTGACCATTGAATATGTTACTAATTTAACTACTGAAGTTCAATATCGTTGGGCAGAAAGTATGTGGATGAAATCATACGAAGGATGGTATGATCAAGGAGATTATTCTATCGTAATCTGATACTATGATAAATCATAGTATGACCAGCATCATATATAACAATTCCGCAGGTGTATTCTTTTATTCGCAAGACACTCACCGATTCTTATACCTATTACGCAGTGATGATAAGAATCCGGGAAACTGGGGAATACCCGGTGGTAAAATAGAACAAAATGAAACTCTATTTGAGGGTCTTGAACGTGAATGTTTGGAAGAAATAAGTTATTTTCCCAATGATGCCAAATTAATACCCATTCAAAAATTCGTCAATAACACATTCACTTATCATACATTTTTCTGTAAGATAGATAAAGAATTCATACCCACATTGAACGATGAACATTGTGGCTATGCATGGATGGATCAATTACATTACCCAAAACCATTACATCCCGGATTGTTTAACACAATCAATTTTGATGTAGTACAGACTAAATTACAGAACCTCATAAAAAAAGCCGCGTAATGCGGCTTTTTTGTTTCAGTATAAACTGATTAGCAATAGTTGTCTACTGCTGTATAGATTAAACCTGTTGCATCATCAGGTGTATCACTAGCACCATCCAATGTTGCAATATACTTAGTACCTGGATTTTCATCAGTACCGTTGTCAGTAAAGTCAAAAGCAAAGTGGTTAGTAACAGAGGCTGCAAATACATCTGATCCAGTAGCAAAGTTAAGATTCAAATTCATTTGATTTCTAGTTAAACTTGCATCTGCTACGTTTACCAATGTGCAAACACCAATAGCGTATACAGTACCACCAGTAGTTAAGCCAACACCATTTATTGTTGCTGTAAATACTTTGCCAGCGGCTGCATCAGGGCCCGCGCCCAATGCTTCCCAATCGGTATCACTTACTGAAATAATCATGTAACTTCCACCTGCACAAATAAATTCATCTTGTATACTATCTTTTTCTACTACTAAGAATTTTCTTTTACCTTTTTGACGAACAACATATCCGTCATTAGATGCTGGAGTAGAGTTAGTAAATGCACTATTAGTTACTGTAGCTGTTGCGGCTGCATCTAAAGTGATTGATGGATATTGTTCTGCTGTAATATCAGCAGTCTCAACAGTTAAGTCAAGTTTTGCACCACCTGGAGTAGCACTGACTGTAAAGTGTGTACTATCAACAACTGTTTTTACATAATAAACTACACCACCGGTTAAACCTGCGTAATCTGTAGATAATACTACTGGACCATCAGCAACTAATGCTGTTGCCGCTACCGCACCTTTAGTCGTGAAACTATCAGTGGTTCCTGCTGTTGCCGCATCAATAGTGATGGTTGGGACTGGTGTATTGATTGTATTGACTGTGCCTAGTGCTGCCACTGTAGGATCTGTTAATGCATCACCTGAGTAAATTGAATCACCAACACTAACTGTATTAGCATAATCAGTGATACCATCACCCCAGATTACTGTAATACCTGATGTACTGTTAACTACACCATATTGCTTTTTCTCAATAGCTACTGAACATTCAATCATATTGTCAGCACTGAAACTTGGAATTCTTCCACCAAGAATACCTGGATAGCTTCTACTAAATCCATTATCAGTTGTGCCATCATTTGGATAGCCATTATCTACTTCTCCATCTGGATCGGCTGCTGATTGTACTTTAATTATTTTTAACGGGCGTCCCATTTGTTTTCTCCTTATATATGTGTGGGTTCTAGCCACTACGCGGTGGGGACCGCATAAATTCTCAGAATTAAGAATGTATTAAGTATTTATCAAAAATTAGTAAGATCAGGTGTTTGGTGACAATGGATATGTGATATTAGCATTCGTTCCAGTCATATACCAAGTATCACTATATATTTTTTGTAAAGTTATTGTACCGGCTGGGTAAATTTCTGCTCTAACCCATTCTTGTGGATCTGGTGCAGGTAATGCTGTATAGTTTATCAGTGCCCCTGTATTGTCTATTACTGATAATTTTACAACAACATTAGATTCACATTCAACTAATAAAGTATTACCATAAAGTGAATCATTAATGATTTCAACTTTGGATCCAATTGGGAAATTAATATTTGCTTCATCAGGGATAACCAATGTTCTTGATGAGGCCGCACGATCTAGTATCACAGCATTATTGTCTGTTAATGCTAATTTTCTTTCAGACGGGTTAATAAACTCATTTACAGTAGTTACAATGTCTGATGAACTAATAGTACCTTCACTACTAAATGTGATATTACCTAAACTTACATTACCACCACTATCAGTAGTAATTGAAATACCACCTAAATGAATAGTTGTGCCACTTAACCATAAATCTTTAAATCTGTTTGTTGCATTACCCAAGTCATATGTAACATTAGCGTTAGGAATAACATTACCGCCAACACTCATATCGCCGGCAGTAGTAACATAATTAGCAAACACATTATTATAATATCGTGAACTATTACCTAAATTAATAGATAAATTAGCATAAGGCATTAAGGTGTTTGAGTCCCGATGGAAGCGGAATTTTTCATTTGATTCCATGAATCCACCAGTAGCAAAAATTATATCACCGTGAGCAACATCAGCAGTAGCAATTATTAGATTGCCACCATTACCATTTTCCATACCATGAACAAATATATAACCATCACTTGATTTGGTAATAGTATAGTTAGCATCACTAAAGTTAGATCCAGTGAAACCCATGTCAATCCAGCCTTCAATATCGCTGCCGCTGTCACCGTATGCTACCCAATCAGCACTTCCTGAATCTGATGCATTGACCATTGCTGATTGAACATATTGTACACCTGTGTCTTTTCCAATGAAAATTTGATTTTGAAAACTTGATCCCTGTGCATTATTACCGGCAAACAAATGCAGGCCAGCATTCATTGTAGAAAATGCATGTATGTGATTACCGTGAATATTACCTTGACTTGCTATACCACCTACTACTCTTACTGCACCTGAAGTCATATTTGTACTTTGTACAGTATTAGCAACGGTTATTTGTGCGTCAGCGTTTAATGTCAATGTACCGTTAGAAGTTAAGCCTGTTAATGTACCAACACTCGTAATATTTGGCTGTGCATTAGTGTATATTGTACCTGCTACTAATGCATTCCCAACTTGTCCACTTACATTGGCACCTGCTACTGAGTTAGCAATATTTGCATAATGCGATTGTACGGCACTTGTAACATTACCTGAAACATTTGCTCCGGCAATATTAGAGATGAATATACCATTACCAGTAAAATAATTACTTGTTGCTAAGTTACCTAAATTAGCATTACCACTTGAGATATTAGCAGTAACTGTTAGACTACTCAATGTTCCGACGGATGTGATATTTGGTTGTGCATTAGTTGTTACTGTTCCTGCATTTGTAGTAGATCCGGCACTTGTTGCATATGTTGCATTTGCTACTGTACCTGAGACATTAGCACCTGCTATATTAGAGATGAATATTCCATTACCAGTAAAATAATTACTTGTTGCTAAGTTACCTAAGTTAGCATTACCACTAGATACATTGCCGGTTACTGTTACACTTGCTAATGTACCTACAGATGTGATATTTGGTTGTGCCGCAGTTGCCAATGTACCGGTATAATATGTTGAAGTAATATTTCCAGTAACTGTTAATATATTTGTTGATGTGTTAAACGTAAAATTAGCACTGGCCCCAGCATTACCTTGATCATTGAATATGACCTGTGTATTGCTGCCGGGAGCAGAAATGTTACCTATAATATTACCTACAATGAAGTTACCAATAAAATAATCTGCGGTCATGTTACCGGTTGCAGTAACTTCATCGCCAGCCAACGTAGTAGCATTGATGTTACCTGCATCCACGTTACCCACTACTTGCACTGTACCAGAAACATTTATATTACCAGAGTTTACATTTGCGGTTACGTTAGCATTATTAAGGACAACAATACTAGTAAAAGTTCCCAAATTGGGTGTGTCATTACCTATGGACCCATTAACTTTTCCGTATATATTAGCATTAACATTACTAGCATTAATATTGCCGCCTACATTTAATAGATTGGTTGCTTTGTTAAATGTAAATGTGCTACTTCCACCAAATACACCGGACGTATCATTGTATTGAACTTGAGTATTACTACCACCGGGCACTGCATTACCTGTAGGACTAATAGTAGCTAATGCATATCCGGTGTTAGCAGTAGCTGGGAAAAATGTACCTGTGTTTACAGTAGTGGTTAAGGTTGAATCGGTATAAAGACTAAAGGTAGTATTTGAAAGTCTTTTAATAAAATATAAATTAGTGCTACCTACACCACCTGTACTCAATTGTGTCATACCGGCTACATTGCCGATAGTTACTTCTGCGGTAGAGCCAAATAAATGATCAGTTTGAGTGGTAACAATTCCCGGGTTAGCTTGACTTACATTAGCAATTTGAACAGTTAATACACCATTAGTAGTCCAATTAAGATTACCCGCACCGTCAGTCTGTAAGATGTATCCGTTAACGCCACCATTAAGTTTTACATTACTTATATTGCCTAATGTAATTTCGCCACCGGCGTTTCCACCTACATTAACAATAGTAGTTATACTGCTCTGTACATTTATACCCAATAGTTGTCCATTTTCGGGACTATTTAAATCTAGTGTAGAGTTACTAGAACCAGTAATAGTTGAAAAGTCTATTGGACTAGCAGTAGTTAGAATTTCAGTTTGAGTTGTTTCTCCGGGCCCAATTGGTGGTACAATTGCCGGATCATTACCGATGTATAGACGTTGTTCGTCAGTTGCAAAACCTAGTTCCCCTATGTCAAGTTGGGGTAGGTCGTCATTTGCCCCTGTTCTGTGAATAATTTTGGAGATTTGTACGATGGCCATAGTTTAATCTTTAGTTGATTAAACTATTTATCACGATTTAAAGGAACCGCATATAGTATTGTTCTACTCGTTTAAACCACATATCAGTGTATTTGTCAAATTCACTGCCCTCAATGATGAATTCCTGATACATAGCGTTAGGATCACACATAAAAATAACGCCCTTACGTATATTTGTATCGTATAATTCATTGTGTGCGTTAGCGTAGGCTGCTAACTGAACAAAGTAGTCATCAATCCATTCACGCTTCTTGGGTTTGTTTGTCTGCTTATGATCCATGATAGCTTCACTACCATCATGTACCCCACACAAGTCAGTAGTACCGGCATATACTTTAGGGAAATATAAGGGGACCTCAGTTCCCCAATATTCATTACATTTGCTAAGGCCTTGCCTAATAATACTATGAGCCATAGTATGACTTTGGATACTATAGGGGTTTGAACCAGGATCTCCTGTTTCTCCAGTTTTGATATAGTTCTCAAGCCACTTGTGCATTCGTGTACCACGACCTGCGGCTTCGGTCGTAATTTCTTGTGCTTTAACTACGCCAACACGTTTGCGCCAATTTTGTAGTGCTTGCTTAGATTCTTCTGATTTAGTAGCATCTAGTATTGTTGTAACTGACGGAAGTTTTTCACCATCAGGTGTAGCGTATCTACGTTTGCCATCAATCTCAGTACGCGGTATAGGTTGATAGTTAAATTTATTGGGATTATACATATGGCAATTGTACTACAAATTACTCTGTAGTACAATGTATTTGGTTAATGTTTACTTTTATAATCAGCTACTGCGGCTTTGATTGCATCTTCAGCAAGGATTGAACAATGGATTTTGACTGGCGGCAACATGAGTTCTTCAGCAATTTCTGAATTTTTAATAGTTGCGGCCTCGTCCAGCGTCTTGCCTTTAACCCACTCGGTAATGAGAGAGGAACTTGCAATCGCAGATCCACAGCCGTATGTTTTAAATCTTGCGTCTTTGATGATGCCATTTTCTACCTTTATTTGAAGTTTCATTACGTCACCGCATGCGGGTGCGCCAACCATACCAGTACCAATATCAGTATCACTCTTATCAAAAGAGCCGACGTTCCTGGGATTCTCATAATGATCTATAACCTTTTCTGAATATGCCATGTTTATACCCTAAAACTTTCTCCACATCCGCAACGGTCACGTTCATTAGGATTCTTAAATTCAAACCCTTCATTTAAACCATTGCGTACATAGTCAATTGTTATATTATTTAAATAGACCTCATGTCTTTTATCAATTAATATAACAAATTCTGGGAATGCATAATTGATATCACTATCTGAATATGCATACTCATCAACGTATTCTAACACATAAGCTAGGCCACTGCAACCTGTGGTCTTTACCCCTATGCGTATCCCTTTGCCACTTCTTTTTTCTACTAATTTTATTACTTTGGATTTAGCGGTATCAGTAACAGTTATCACTTCATTTGCTTTTGCGCCATTTGCTGGCGTGTTTTTTCATGTTCATCTGGACCGGGCGTTGCACCTAGTTTTTCTGCGCCTTCTTGACCCTTAAATACAACTTCATCTTTGTTTACATTATGAATTATATTTCTTAATGGATCTTTTTTTACTATATCAAATAAATCATCTTTATCTAATATAACATCATTCTGTTTTAGAAAATTTAATAACTCGTCGGTGGTAATTGTTTGTCCACCTTTGCCGATGCGTTCTTTTAATTGGTTGGTAACCGCAACCAATTTCACACGTAATGGATCATCATCGGCAAATTCAAATAACTTCATATTATCGTGTTGAACGACCAACACCCGCTACAGGGCTTTCTTCATCAGGTTCTTCTGGTAGATCAGGAAGTTCACCATCAGGCTGTTCGCCACCCAAGTCTTCCATATCGCCGCCCATACCCATTTCATCACCCATGCCGCCCATCTCATCACCCATACCACCCATGTCTCCACTAGGCATTCCCATGCCACCGCCTTGACCTGTGATAGTACCTAATGCACCTGATAATGTGCCTTTGCTCTGAGTTAATGCAGCCTGTAGACTTGTCAATGCTTCGGTTACTTGTTGATTAAACTGTTCACCCTCATTTGTTCCAACTTCGCTATTAACACCATCAACAACTGCTGGTAGTTCTTTAACAAGCATATCACTTACTTGTTCTACCATCTTTTGCATAGCATCAACCATTTCTTGTGCGGCTAGAATAACTTGTGATTTCTCAACTTGCTCATTCTCAAATACCATACGAGTATTGTATAACGGTAATGCTTGAAGATCACCGTAATGATGTTGTAAAGCCTGTTCCATGAAAACAAGTTTCAAGTAAGCAGGATTACTTTCTGTATTAAGACCGTTAGAAGTTTGACGCATTTCGGTCATTAATTTATTGACTTTACGCATCATACGTTGGGTATCATACAGATTAATATTATCTAAATTGATACTAGTATTGAAATGCTCTTTTAAAGCCTTCTTAGCTACTGTAGTTGGGTTTGCATTAAATTCGGTTAGTTTCATAGTTTTTCCTAGAGTACTGATTATATATTTATCATTCTATAAATTATTTTATGGCTTCTGCGAACTTTTTGTTCTGCCAACGCTTGGTCTCTATCACATAATTATCTAATTTAGACATTATATGATATTTTTTTACTTTGTCCTCATTAAGTTTTATAAAATATAAAGACTTAGAATCAATATTTTTTGTTTTTTTGCACAATTTTTGATGCAATTCCAAGCTGGCTAATGTACTTTGTAATTGTGAATCCAAAGTTACTACAGAATTTGCATCTAATATCTTGTTACGCTTGTCTAATGTTGCCCAAACTACAGCATTACGTAAATTGAAAAAGCTATGTTCTACGAAGGTTTTATATTTCTTAACAATGTAGCCCATATCTGTTTTTTCAATAGAATATTCATCAAACAATTCATATCCAGATTTACCCTCTATAACTAGCATTTCTGCTAGTTGTTGTATTTCTTCTTTGCTCAATAATTTTTTCAATATTGAGAACATGTTAATCTCACTCATCCTCTAAGACCTCAAAATATATATTACTTAATTCAGGACTGGTGTCTAAGAAATTAGGCAACTTATCCCATTCTGTTCCTATTTTTATCATCGGGACTCCATCGCAATCAGAATACAATGCACCCAGATTACTTATACCATCATCAAACACATTTTTATGATTTATACTAAAAGTAAACGAAAACATAGTCTGATCCTCTTCGCCCTCAAACAAGAATCCAAATTTACTAAATTCTTTAAAGTTAATCTTTTCTGTAATCACTGTGGATGTATCTTCAGGTTGACTACGTAAATTAATTACTTGCAATAGTGTATCAAAATTAACTTGACGATTTCTATTCAATTGCCATGTAGCTAATTGAACCTCATCAATATTCACCGGGGGTTTTCTGTGCAATACACCTGTATTTGTAATATCAAATAGTGTATAACATTTAATTATATAGGACATACACTATTTATAGAGGTAAAAAAGCCCAAGAAATTCTTGGGCTCCTTATCAAACTAAGTTTGAATTAGTTTGTGAATGATGCTGTCGCAGTAGTTGTACCACCAGTAGCAGTGTCTAGAGTTGCTGTTGTCCATGCACCTGTTGGGTAAACTGCAATAGCGATTGTATCTGTACCAGTGTTAGTTACTTCGTAGATATAGATAGTAGCCAATTGTTGAATTGCGTTGATGCAATTTAACAATACTGTACCGTCTGTAGCCAAATCAGCTAAAGCGATTGTGAAGAAGTCTAACTTAGGACCTTGTGGTTGAACTGTTACTGCTGAAGTTACTGCGTTCACTGAACCAACTGTATAGCCGGCAGCGTCATAGTTCATTACTGGTTGAAAGTCACCGTGAGTACGTGTTGTATATGCCATGATATTATTCCTTTAAATATTTTGAATCATATAGATTCATACTATTATTTATGCCTGGAACAAAAAAATGTTGGTTTTGGTCAACCTCTAGCAGCCAAATTTTGACGGCTAAAGCCCATTCTGTTGATAAGTTTGATTCCGTGACTAACAAAACCTTCTTGGGTTTGTGTACCATCAGATAGATAACCCTTGACCGGACTTTGTTCTGCGGCTTTGTCTAATTGGGGGACAACCTGCATCTTAAGATTATATAACGCTATCCATATTGAGAATACCGCAGTTATACCAGCAATATTAGTATCAAAATGCCCTGGCACATGTTCCGGTTGACCAGTCTGTGGGTTCTGCACATCATATCCAAATAGTTTTTTGTACACTGGTTCTGTCATTTTTCTAGACTTGGCAAACTCTATAAATTCTTCTACTAGATTATCTAGGTTACCTGCTACAATCTTTTTATTGATGAATACTGTACACATTAGTGGAAATACTGATTTAACCCCCGGTGGTACACGCAAAATAAATGCATCTGCGGCAGCTTTGTTTTTATCTATCTCACGTTGCGTTTTAGCAATTACTGTTTTATTTAATTTTAACTGGGGAACCATTGGCATCTTAGCAGGAATAATTGCAACATTGCCATTGTTTTTTAACTTACCTATACTGCCATTTAATAATTGTGCATACTGAACATTGTCTGCTTCTGGTGGAATATATTGATGTACAGCTATGCCACCTACTTTACCCTTAATTAATTGTCCAATTTCGCTATTGGCTTCTATAGTATATGTGATGCCATTTGGATTTGCTCTGAAAGTGTATAATCCGTTTTTCTCTTGTAGTGGTTGACTGAATAATAAGTCACCCCAGTAGAATCCTTTTCCCGAATATGATTTCTGTAACCCAGGCCATATTCTAGTAATGACATTAACTAAGTCGCCGCGCTCAATTCCTCTGGCTTTATCATAAGCGGCAAATGCTTGTGGGCTAGTTACATGGCCTGAACCATCTTTTTTATTGAACATATGTTTATCACAAACAATAAATTCACCATCAAGACCAGTACCAAATATCAATGCAGGATAGCCGTCCCATTTAATTGTAATAGCTCCTGGATTCTGAACAGTATCAACCATTGCTGTTAATCCTTGCTGTGCGCCCTGACCACCTGTGTGAAATACTAAATCCTCAGGATGTTCAACGTGAGCCTTTGTTAGTTCTTGCTCATTCAATGATTCCAGTCTAGTTACTAGACCTCTAATAGATTCAGTACTCATTATCTTTTGTAAAATCTACGAGTTTCGGTAACTTTAGGTTTCATGCTTGCTTGTGCATTCTTAGCTGCCAATTCTCGTTTGGCTGCAAAATCAGTTGGGGCAGGAGCATCAGTCATCCCGCCACGTGCAGTCATTGCAGCCTTCTCAAAGTCCTGTGAACGTTTATCAGATGGGTTTTGTTCTGGTGGCATAGTTTCAGGTCCACCTAACGATTTGTTCATTGCAGAAAATGCATTAGCCCCGACACTAGTATCTTTTGGTTGTACTGTGTTAGCAATGTTCCCCATTACACTAGAACCAACTGGGTCTTTTGTTCCGTACGGGCTTGTAGAATCTACATACTGTTGCATTGCTTTTTGATTCTGCTGACGCTTAGTTGCTAAGTCTGTAGCCAAAGATGAAGTATTCATTTTGTTAGCATTGCTCTTGCCAGTCATTATTTCTTTGTACAAGTCAGAGTATTTTGTAGGATTCTGTTTATACAGAACCTTCATAGCAGATTTTGTAATCTCAGCTAGGTCATCTAATCTTTCAGGTCCTGTTAATTTTTGTATTTGTTTAATTACATTAGTAGTTGTTGGTTCTAACTGTGGTGCTGTCGCAGTTTGTTGTTGGGCCCTGCCTCCTGCTTGAGGACCTGCACCGTATTGTTGAGGACCTGCACCGTATTGTTGAGGACCTGCACCGTATTGTTGAGGACTATTTGAACCTTGTACATATCCTTGCTGATTAGCTGTTTGCTGAGACATTAACATGTACATGTAGTTTGCAAATTTGTCAGGATTATTAGCTAGTTTCTTTAACTGGTCTCTTTGTTCATCATCAACTTTTGCATTGTACTTTGCTAGATATGAATCTACGTACTTGTTGGAATCAAACGGAACTCCTGATTTTCTAGAACTATCTTTATTAAGTTTTAATTTCTGCTTTAAATCGTTAATAAATTTAACTTTTGTAGCAGATTGATTGGCAGGGTTTCCGCCATATCCGGTAGCTCTATATATCCCGGATCTTATAGCATCACCGATGCCTTCAACGATAACTTCTTTAAGTTTCATCCTTTTTCCTTAGGCTTTTACTGAATCTACCCTGATCTCGGGCCTTTATAGCACTAAGTAATTTTCGCTCTAGGATCTGCGCTTTTTCTGGATCATAATTTTTATTAATCATTTCCAATAAATTTATAGCACTAGTAATTATATTATGGGCACGGCTTTCAATGATATGTTTAGTATCACGATTATTACCAATAGCTTCTAATTCCTCTAGTAGGCTGCGAGTTTGTTTTTGCATGGGTATAGATATCCTATTTGTATTTATCATTTTTTCAGAGTATTCAGTAGGGCCTTGAGTTTTGCCCCCTGAACGTCAGCTACCACCCGATTTGTAACTGGTTCTATTTCCCCTGTATCTTTATCAATTGCTTCCGTAACTGTTGATTGGGGCTTTAATCTACTCATAATATCATTAGGACTTGGGCTAGGCTTGTATTTTGATTGCTGTTCAGCATATCCATCTGGATCCTCGTCCGTAATACGCATAGTCTCAATGTTGTATTCCAAATCAATTTTCTGCCCCACACCCGTCGAACTACGACTTTTCATACATTGAATTTGATATTTTCCCCGCTCTCGCATACTACGACTTGTAAAGATACCAAATACGTTATCTGCTGTGTTAATCTTACTGATACCGCCTGCAATGTGACTATGATCAAATTCAATTTCTTCAACTGCACTACGATTCAACTGACTTGCAGTTACCATTAAAATTCCCAACTCTTTTGCTAAGTTACGCAATTCTTCGCTAACATACTTGTCTTTAATAAACTGATCGTTGGGATTGACTTTGACACTCACAGGCATAACTAGATCCAAATAATCAATCATCACAAAGTCAACTTTGATTCCAGTTTGAATCTGTACTTCTTTTAAGTATGAACGAATATCATTGACATTGCTCTGTGCTGGCAATCCTTTAACACGATATTGTCCAGATTTCTTACCTGCCATTTTAACTCTTAATTCAGTGCCATCAATATCTTTACGGATATCTCTAGTACTCATCATAGTCAACATTGCATCAGTTCTCAATGATGTTAATTCTTCACTCAATTCTAAACTGATATAAACACCACTAAGTCCCATTTGCAACCAATTCAATGCAATATTCATCATAACCAACGATTTACCTGAACCTGAACCACCTGCAAAAATGTTTAATTCACCGCGACTAAAACCACCATACAATAGTTTATCCATCTGTGGCCAGCCCGTACTTTGTTGACCGCCTGCGTTGAAATATTTGTTAATACGTGCCTTAGGGTCAGCAAAGTAATCTGTACCCATATCACGTTGTAAGCTGATTTGCACTGCCTCTTTGATTAGTTTCTCAACAGGGCCAAAGTCACCCTTCTCTAACAGATCGGCTGATTTAAGAATCGCTCGTTCTAATTCTTGTCGTTTAGTAAATGATTCAAATTCTTCTAAAAACCATTCAGTGTGTTTATCACCAAAATCTTCAATCAATTCAAGTTGGATACCTGTAGTTGCTTTGATTTGAGTAATATCCGGTAACAGACTATACTTCTCACTATATTCCTTCATAAACTCTGCCACTTTTCTTAGTGACCTGTCAAAGTTATCCGGATTCATTATATTCATAACCCTAGTATACAATTCTGCATTTGTTAGCATCATTTGTAAAAAGAGTCGTTGAATATCTGTGTTATATTCCTTTTGCAATTTTACGCCTCTGCATTTCTATTTTTATTTTACTATTTGTTTTATTTTGTATTATACTTAGTAACGTAGGCAGTTTGCCATATCTTATTACTGCGTCATTTACATCTTTAATATCAGTATCCCAATCAGGTAAACTGACTTGGTATCCCAATTCTAATGCTTTATCACATATCTTTAATCCAGTTGTATCCCTATCCGGGACCACAACTATTTGTTTGTTTAATTGTGACAACATTATAACTTGGTCAGTGCTTATGTCATTATGCATTAATGCAACACCATCAATTGATAGTGCATCAAAAATACCCTCTGTAACTATGCAAACACTCCAATCTTTATGTTGCTTGTCAATGTTGAATACATACCCTGGTTGTTGATCATTAATAAATTTAGGAATCTTATTATCAAGATACCTGCTAGTATTCCCTACTATTTTATTTTTATAAGTGTAGGGTATAACGATTCTATTTTTGTTTCTTCCCGAATCATCAGGGGTGACTACGAAAGAATAATCTTCTAAATTTATTTTTCTCTTTAGTAGATAATCAACATAAGTTTTATGTTCAGAATTTTCAATATCTAGTAGTTCACCAGGGGGTAAAGTTTTTGTGTTGAATTCAATTTTATGAAATTGTTTTTTACCACTAAAGTCCAAGAAGTCTTTATTTTGTAAACTTTCAAGATTCCATCTTTGTATTTGTTGCGTATCTACTCCGCACCATAATAAAAACTGTCTTGTTTTTGGGAATATGGGTTTGCCTAATTCAAAACTACAACTAAACCCACAATTGAAGCAATTGTACATCCAATGTTGAGGACCTTCAAATTTGACTCCTCCCCTAAATTTAGTATCCGGACGATGGCCAGCATGGACACAACAAATAGCGTTGAAACTAGTCCAACCACTAGATGTTTGTCGTTTTTTACCTGGAACTAATGTTAGGATATCAAACATACTACTATAATAACATAGTATGTAGCGTAAGTCAATATTATCTGGCTAATAATCCGGTTACATTACCTTGAGTGCTGACGAACTGCACACGAATATATGGGTGGAATCCGTCAATTGCATACCCTGCTGTCTCGGTAGCATCCAAGTATGCATGGGTATTTCCGATATTATACCAACCAGAATCTGGCAATGTAGACCCCTGAACCTGAACAGTTCCTGAATAACCATCCAAGAAAGGTTGGATAGTTAACAAACTATTGTTATTAGTACTCATTACACTACTAGTGTATGTTACTGTATTAGAATTAGGGATAGCATGACTTGGAATTTCTATATCCATTGCAGGAACAAAACTAGGTAAAATACTATCTACAATCTGTATAACGCCCCTAGCACTGGCTTCACTGTTAACAAAGACTGGTAGATCATATGTCCCGTCATTGATTTCCAAACTATAAAAGCATTGTTGGATATCAATCATCTCTAAATCACTAGAATTAGTAACTAATTCAGCTATTCCAGTCAATGGTAAGGTAGCGGTTAATGCTTTGCGAAACAAGATTTCCTTACCTGTGTAGTTAATCAATCTAAAAGTAATATCAAAACTACTAATATCTATGAATTTTTGTTCTTGGTTTAGAAACTGGAATTGAATAATGTTATCCACACCCTTGTTTAATGTTAAATTCTTAGCGTACACTATCTGGTACCTCCTGGTAGAATTACCACTGTACAAAACAACAACTTGTCTTGGCTTAAACTTATAAACATTTGTTGAATACACAATATGGCTCCTTTATACTATTTATAAAAATAAATTGGGTAAAGATAATTGATAAATATTCCGTAACAATAATAATGATACATAACGAATTTTTCAAAAAACTAACAGAAAATCATCCTTTTATTACGGTATGTTCCTACGCTGGTCAAGACTATGTAGGTATAGTACAGAATAGAGATGATATAGTCACTACAATATATGACTATGGATCTATCATTCATCAAGATTTAAGAGAAAAATTCTTAGAACTCGGCGATATCTGGTGGTGGGAAAGTAATAGACTGGTACCTATTAATATGTTTCTTAAGGACGACTGGGTCGCTTTCAAACCATATATACGTACATTTAACAATAAAAGTCTTACTATCCTACATGGTCCCATATGTAGTATGCTGGAACTCAGCAAGCGTAAAAGTAAACGGAAATCAATTACCTTGGTTAAGCGTATGCTCTGATTCAAGTAAATTCATATGTACAACTACCAAATGTGCATATGCTAAACTATGACTCTTTTTAAAGTGATATCCATCAGTGCCTTTATCCCAAACAGTTTGATTAACTGTCTTCCAATCTAATCCAATTAAGTGTTTCTTAGCAGGTCGAATGATAGCAAGAAACATAGCAAGTCTAGGTATACTGTTAATTGGCTCAAGCATCTTCTGCATACTGTTATAGTGATTGCTTAAGTGAATTAACTTCTCTACAAATACCCTATCATTTAATCTTTCCCATTTAGGCTCACTCATTAGTTCAGTTAGATGAGCCTCATCATGTACTTTGTCATATACATGAACATTCAACAAGTCTAATTTAATATAACCTCTGTTTTCAGCATCATTATAATCTATGTTTGCCATATTATTAATAGCATCATATGGAATATCAGTAACATAGATACCAGTAGCATGTTTACGTATTGGCTTGGCGTTACGCATTGCCGCAGGGATATGGTTGATATGTTCTAATATCTTATCTCTGTTGCCAAAGTCAATGTCAATGTCTGAGTTAAATTTCATTATATTTAGGGATGCAATTAGCTAGTGCTGATAAAAGAGTTTGAATCGGGAACACACTTTGTAACTTATCTGTACTTAATACACAATTGCTACGCGGAGCAACCACTGCTTGTTTAAATTCTTCTTTAGTAAACCACTCTTTATTGAAACCTAGTCTATCCGATAGATACTTAGTAGTAGTTGATCCTGGATTGCACACATTGTACAATCCTTTAGGTATTGTCTTATGATTGTTTGCAAACTCTACAGCAACTTTAGCCACATCAGGAACATAACTCAAACTATTTTCATAGTTAATCAATTTTTCATAACGTGCTAATTTACTGAATAGATTCTTAGGGTCATGGTCATCACTAAAAGGCATACGAATACGCAACAGATAACTCTTATTCATATAGGGTTCTAATAGTTTTTGTTCTAATGCTTTACTTCCACTATAGAAACTACCATTGTTAAAATTGAAATTAGGTTCATCAGTTTCACTATAATGTTTTTCATATCCTGTATATACGCAACCACTAGAGATATGTACAATAGGACATTTCTCTGACTGCTCTAAGAACAAAGGATACAATACATTGCCATCAATTGTTTCTTGTTTGTAAATCTCACAAGCATCTACATTAGGTACACCCGTAAACCCAGTAGCATTAATAATTGTTCGTTTACCGGCTGGTACAGGGTCACTATGCTTAATCCAAATATGTTCTAAATTTTGTTGTTCTAATTCTTTCTTTATCGCTTTACCGATATATCCATGTCCAATAAGTATAATCATTTTATAAGCTCCGGTGAATGTTGTGGGATACTAACTGTTTCGTCTTTCATATTTTCTAACTTTGCAACTCTAGCCCGTAGTTCACTACTGCTATAGTTATGTTGTCTCTTATGATAGTGCAATTCAATGTCATTGTCAATACAATATTGCTTTCCGGTAAAATCTCTATTAACATATTCTTCACTTAGAAAACGAATATGAATAGTTTGGGTCATTAACATTTGTAGTAAATCGTATTCGGTTGAGTATACCAAAATTTCATCCACATATTTACATGCCTGCAATTGTACGTACCGTTCATATACACTTTGACATGGTTTGTTTTTAACGCCCGGTCTATCAATCGTGGGGTCAACTTGTAATGCAACTATTAAATAGTCGCACAATTCTTTTTCCATCTTTAACATTGTTACATGTCCGGCATGAAACAAATCAAAACTACTACAATTAAATCCAATTTTCATTTGTGTTCAACTAATCCTGCTTTTATTAATTTCATATATGCTTGCTGTACAACAATAGCCTGACGTTCAGCATCTTCTACCGCTTTGTGACTTGTAACATGTCCACCTGATTGTAACTTAACACCTGCTATTTCCCAAAGTGTTCTAGTATCTCTCATAGTCCAGAAAGGCCAGGGTATTGGATTAGGCTTGTCACTTGTTTGTCGCCATGCATGTTCCATTACAACCAAGTCAAATGGCGCACCATTACTCCAAACAGCACGACGGTTCCAACAAAACTTATAAAGGGTCTCCATGCACTCACTAAATGGTGTGCGTCCTGTGTCTCCCAATGCTTCTTCAAGTGCCTCAGGGCTCTGCTCACTCCACCATCGTAATGTATCTTCATTAATACTCCTATTGTAAATCTCTGTTTGATCCTCAACTGTAGGTCTTAATTCTAATCGTTCAGCAACGCCATTGCCTTTAGGATCAAATCGCACAGCACCAATAGTAAGTATAACACAATCAGGTGTTGTGTTCAAACTTTCAATATCTATCATTACATCATTTGCCATTATGGTACTCTCTTAAAATCTTTGATTTGAGAAAAGCTATTTTTAATATCATCACCTAAATAATTTTTTATATGATAATACGCTACTTTGGTGTCAGGGGCAGGGGATAGATGATTTTCCCAAAGTTTTCGGTTATCTTCTATTTTAATCAACCCTTCTTTTACAAAATCTGGCCAGCTATCCATAACTTCTTCAAACTGTGAGAAAGTTTTTATAGAATATGACTTTCTAAAATTTTCTAATTTAGGATAGTTATTGTATGCAGGGTGAGAGGTTTCAATATTCAAGTCAATCCAGAATGCTACTGCAGGGTAAATGTCCTCATTTTTATCATATGAGTCCCTTACGCAACATTGTATATCATAAAAATCACCATCACAAAAATGCTCTATTATCCTAGAGTAAATCAAATCTATTTCATGTGGTTCACAATCACCATTGTCATGGAATTCTTTAAAGACATTCTTACCTTTACGTTTACTATATTCCTCACATAAGTCTTTCATCATATGGGGACCTTTTAAAATTTCAAACAATTCGTGTTTTTTGATTTCTTTCATCATATAAAATTATTGTTTCCATAATTCGTACATAGTTTTAAATTTGTCATCCCACAGTATGATTGTAACATTTCCTGAGGTAAAAAGAAAGTCCCAACCCATACCTCTTTCCCCAAAATTACGTCTGCACCATTTTACAATGACAGCTGGATCTTCTTTTTTCTTTTTACACTCGTATACATATGATGTTCTGTTTTTATTACCCATATAATTACGGTCATGTATCACATATTCAATTTCATCATCTCTAATTGGTAGTGGTACAAATGTACCTGAAGGTTTCATTATTGCCATTTTAATCCATAATAAGTTGCTAATGATTCTTTGTAAAAGTAAAACAGTACAAAACTAGATTTTGGTGGTCCGTTAAATCTATCCTGTATGCTAGGGTAATATTCAAAATCAAAATCTACACCCTGCACATAACCGGCTGCACGTAATTCACTAGCTTTTTCCATTGTCTTTGCCGCAGATATTTCTAGTCTAAGATTAATCACGATGAAAACTTTATTACAAAAAAAGTAGCCAATTTTTCATCTTCTAATGTTAGAGTCCAAGTACTTGGTTCACTATACCTAGAATAACTCTGACGTTTAGCAACCCATCCCTGTCCACCAATACTATTATGTATGTAGAACATTCTAGGACCTACGTTCTTTACTAGCCATTTCTCCTGTCTCGCAGTTAGACTACCTTTAAGATTAATAGTTATTGCCATCTCAACATAAACCATTCACAATCTGCCTTGTCTCTAAAGAAAAACTTAGCATTGTTAGCATACCATCTTTCATTTGGTGTCCATACTCCCGGCTTATTTTCTGTGCCGCTGGCCCCAAACGTAGAAACACACCATGCTAGCATATCATTCCATTCTCCGCTAGATACAATCGGGGTTACTTGATAGTAAGGAATACCATACACACTACCCATACCATCATGGTTCACACTACGCATTGCGGCCCAGCCACCGTTAGTTCCAAACAACATCTCTTTATTAGTCAATCGTGTTTTCTTAATCATACCCATTTCAATGCAAAATACATTGCATCCTTTTGATTACTAAATTTAAATATAGCTTTATTGTGAAAGTAAATTCTTGCAACATGACCTTTGCATTTTTTCTTGCACCATTGATAGGCCCTTACTACTTTTATATCATGCTCTAAGTATATCTCATTTGGTTGAGCATAGATAGTAATATGATGAGGGTGGGCACGTTCGATTTTGCGTCTTTGTTTACTGTTCATGTCCACCTCAATGCAAATAATGTGGCATCTTTACCGTCTTTGAAATAGAAATGAGTTTCATCATAAATATAAACCATGTTCCAATGACCTTTATATTGACCACACTTTTCAAACACCCATCTTTCAATTTCTGGACTAATTCTAGATTCATCTTTGTGTATCACTATTCTATGCGGCCATAAGTCTTTGTTAAGTATTCTCATATCCACCTCAAGATAAACCATTCGGCTTCTTTTATATCTTCAAATATATAGAAAGAACTTAATCTGCGCCACTTACCTGGGCAGTTTCCCATCAACCAATGAGTTACATCAACTGCATGAAAGTTATCCTTGTAAAAGAATTCTACAGATGTCCAGCCTATATCCTTCAATAAATCTACCATGATGCCTTCATCTATTTCTTTAGCTATATCTTTAGCTAGCATGTCTGCTATTTCATCTTCTAGTGGCATTGTCATCCCCATCTTAATTCAAAATGAATAGCGTCACGTTCATCATAGAAGTAGAATTCCATATTATCTTCTCCGGGATGCCACTCAAATCTAGTTCCCGGCAACCCAAACTGTTCAATTGCCCATATGCAGATTTCATCCCATATAGGAATATCAGCACGACCCTGAGTCCAACCAAGTACTACTTTAGTAACCGGCTTGTTTAAGGGTGTCTGTAATTTGTTTTTTAAGTTCTGGTTCACGATGAAACTTCAATGCCCACTGTTCTGGATTAATGTAATCATTGATTATTTTAACATGATCTGGATTTAATGTCTCTAGAAAACGGACACCACTCTCACTACAATACAACAGCCATGGACTTATTTTACCATTGCATATCAATTGACATACTCTATTCATGTTTCCATATCGCAAATAGTCTTTGGGTAAGATGTTATCTTTTTCTGCCCAATCAATTGTAGATTCTACGCTACGATGTATCGCATCAAACGCATCTTCCTTACGTAAATAGTCAATCAAGTATTTGGTATAGTTAGTATCGGTAGCCCAGTTATCAAGTTTGATACTATTTGCTAATAACCAATCTACATATCGGGGAACATTAAGAACATTACTGCCTACACAATATGTGCCAAATTTAACAAAAGCAATGTAGTATGCACTTTTGATGAACTCCTCATATGTTTTTACTTTTTTAGATGCTGAGTGTTTTTTGTAAAATTGTAGGAAACTTTGAAAGCCCATTCGGTTACTTTGTTTGTCTTTTTCTAGCCAGCGATGTTTAGTTTCGCAAATATGTGTTACTAGAGTTTTTTCTCTAATAAAATTACGATTGCAAAACTCACAACTAAACGCTGGTTTAGTTTCCTCGATCTTCTTCATCTCTGCGGATATCTTCTTCTGTTACTAAACTGCTTAACAATTCTATATCTGTGTATTTTAAATCAGGATACTGTTTTGCAAGATAGGTTTTCTTTTTATGCTCATTCACAAACTCTTTGCTTATCTCTTGCAAACTACCATCATCTGTTTTTGGATATACTTTTCCAAAATAATCTTTAACATCTTTTTCTTTAGGCGTTTCTTTCAATTGACTTACTTTGGTTGATAGATGGGGTATCCATTGATGAAATTGTTTACCTAATCCTGGACTGCTTGCACACAACATCAACCATTGTAACTTAGGATGTTTTTGTACATTCTCATTGAATAAGTGTATGTTAGCATGATAGTCCACACTACGCACATAGTATGCTTGTAGTCCACTATTTGCTTTTATTTGACTCATCCAGTGTGTCATCATATAGGGAACAAATTTTCGTTGTTGTTCTTCTGTTAGTCTATCTATATAGCTATAGTCTTTCTTGTCTAATGCAATTAATGCATCAAACAAATCAAAGTCTTGTTTTTCAAACTTTTCTTCTACTGGAGTTTTCTTTGTTGCCATTTTACCAAGACTGTTGATAATCTACTATTTCACAATTACGGCTAATCTCTTTTACAAAATAAACACATCTAGGTTTCTTTTCATCGTCAATTGGCACACACAGAAACTGTCCGTTCTTTAACCTAGGTGCATACCAAGTTACATCATGGTATATGTCTATAATCTCAATATCAGGAAAGCTAGGACGAAATGCACTTAGTGGGTTGAATTCAAATGCTTTAAATCCCCTATCATTAATGCTTGTCAAGGGTAATGTTTCTAAATCACCTATCTCAGGTTCGCCAATTAGTATTTGCCAATCTACAGGCATTTTGATAGTCTTGTCACCTATACGCAATACTAGTGCAGGGCTATTAAAACTTTCTAAAAATATCAATGGTATGTAATGATAGTCTACATTTTGCGGATTGCTATTATCAAGGATAGCAAATCTTAAATCATCTACTTCTTCAGGTAGAGTTTCAAGATTGTAGTATGTATTGTCAAGGGTTAAAATTCTCATGTTGTTATTATATCACTATTTTATCTGTATGTCAACTTTTCCATGTCAAATGGGTAGTTTGCATCCTTATAGAATGTCTTTCGTTGCGTTAAGTGTCTTTTGGCAAATTTACAGGAGCTTGTGATATCCCATATTTGGACAAAATCTTTATCTTCCGCTTTTCTGATTCCTCGACCAATCGATTGGATAACCCTGACAAAACTTTTGCCAGGCTCAATAAGAACCAGATTAAAAATTCTTGGTATGTTAATGCCCACCGCTGCCACACCGTACGTGGCAACAATAATCTTGTTTGTACTAGTGGCAATTTCATCATACTCCTCTTTTCTTTCAGTCATGTTTGTATTACCTGAAACAAATACTGCGTCGGGTAATCTGCTGATTAATTCTTTACCTGCATTTACTCTATCAACTAGTATCAATGTATTGCCACTTTCTTTCACTTTTAAAATCAATTCAGCAATAGCATCTAACCTATGCGGGTCCTCAAGCAAATGTTTTAACTCACTTTGATAGTTTGAGAATTCTACTTCATCTTTTAATTGTACAATGTTTACATGACATTGTGCAAGCACACCTTTTTCTTGTAGTTCACTTGCACTAAGTTTATTAGTTAAATTACCTATGCTTACATACAGTGATTGTGCTTCAAATATTGCTTTAGGTATTGTTCCAGTCAATCCCCAACGAATTGGAATGTGACTCATTACCCCGGTTAATAGTTCTTTTAGTACCTCAGCTTTTGCCATGTGTACTTCATCAACCATGACACAAACAACACCTTCAATAAACTCTCCGATAGATACTTCTGCTTCACCTGACTTGGTATTCTTTAACATGTTACCTAGACTTTGCCAAGTACAGATTGTATGCGTCTTTCCATATTCTTTTCTATCACCAAAGTATACACCAACATCTAATCCTAAGTTAATATAATCTGCTTCTGTTTGCACAACCAAACTCTTGTTAGGAACGATGACAATACTACGACCGTAGTTTTCAATGCTATAACTCAATGCCGCAGTCATTAGTGTTTTGCCTGCGCCTGTTGCTACCTCTTGTATTGACTGAGGGTTAGCTAAGAATTCGTTTACTACGGTAAGTTGATAATCTCTAAACTTAACGGGCTCACCTTCTTTAGGATGACCTTTTGACCAACTACAATGACTAAAAGTATCCTCTTCAATCTGTTTAAAATTGAATGTTGTGCTGTATGTCCGCAAATCTTCCAACTGAATGTCATACCCTGCACTATCTAGAATGGGGAGAATCTCTGGTAATAGGTTTACAAATGTACTACCACCTAGACTAAAGAAACTGATTTTACCATTCCAACGACCAAGTCGGACACTTGGCAAATACCTTGCGCCTGGCTTCTCATATTCAAATTTCTTCATCAATGCTTTGCGGTCACCTAGTTCTAGGCCTTCAATCTTTACATTGACTTCATCTTTAATTATTAGTTTGCATTCTCTCATTGTATTGTTACCGGGTCGTTGTTTACTATGTGTATCACTTTACTGGTGCCATACGCATATTTTAATGCGTAATTTGCTGTGGCCACCTTGCCAGTTATCAGTACAGGAAATTCGTATTGATTTATATCACTGAGTATCTGTGTATCTTTATTCCTAATAACACATGTTATTTTATTTTCTATCAATGACTTAGCCTTATGTAGATAGCCTATCTTAAATGATTCATTCAATATAATCAGATCAGGTTTTATCTGTAACAGATAATCTACTAATTTTTCATCTCGGTAATTGAATTCAACTATGTCATTTATTGCAAAATCAATTTCTGCCTGTGAAAACTTGTTTAAGTATTCATCAATCACAGACTGATCAATATTGATTCCGGATCGTTTCAATCTAGGTAGTAACGCAATATCAATTTCAAAAGATAAATGTTTTATAGCCTGTTGCAATGTATTTGAAGTGGCAACTACATAGAAGTTGTTATTTACATAACAGAATGTAGGGTTCCATATTTTTGCATCATAGACAGAGGTAGAATCCAACATAGAGTTTATATTGTCACAGTAATTAATTTTAGTGTAATGTTTTTCAATAGATGCCTTAGTGACCTTTAGTGTATAACTATTTGCTGGCATTCTCCAAAATCTATCTTCTCTATTCCAAATAGGATTTATTTCTAAATTTCTAAATTCAGAAACAAAATCTTTTTTATATGGACTACGCAAAATCAATTCATCATCAACCAATAACAAATGCACTTCGGTGAATTGAGGTAAACTTGGAATAGGAATGTTGTCCCACGGCAAGTTTAACAATTCATCAACATGAATTTCTAATTTTTCTATTTGTTTTTTATATCTAGATGTAATCTTATCCAGCAACGATGCTTGATTAGTAGTCAATGGTTTTTTATTGACCAAATGCATTGTTTCTAAGTTGGATAGGAACCTTTTATCATAAGTACCTAACTTTATTGTTGATACAAGAAAATAAATTAATTGTTCTTTAGTTTTCGGTTTTGATATCATCTAGTTATTATAATACTTATGCATGGATAAAGCAAACACAAAGGCAAAAAAAGGAGACCGTAGTCTCCAAAAATAGGGTGGGGACTTATTGACATTGCCCCGGCCTTCACACGGCGTTAAACTTTCATGCAAGTTGCCTTAGCAAGATTCTGCCAATTGCTCGGACTAATCTTGACCAAGTCTGCAACCTTCAATGCCATACGCAAGGACACTTCACGCAATTTGTTGTGATTGTCCCACATGTAACTCATAACATCCGATGATTGTTCATCGGATAAATCATAGTCAGCAAACAGACCGCCATCAGCATCACGATGAACCTGCTTGATACGCAACATTTTGTCACGTTCACTGTTGATAGTGAGGTCCAGATAGTGACAACGACTTTGCAATGCATCCAAGTGAGCCTTGATTTTGTTGCTACGACGGTCAGCAAAATTCAAGTTAGTGATAAAGATCACCGAGCCATTGAAGTTGAAAGTATTAGGGATACCTTCTTCACGCAAAATGCGACTGTCTTTGTTCCAACTGATTCGGCGAGTTTTGCCTGAATCCAAAGCACCTTTCAACACATTCAATGCATCAGGGTCTTCCCAAATGTCGCAGTCATCAAAGACCAAAACATTCTTACTGTCAGAATATTTGTACAGTTTAGAGAACAAACCAATACCTGACATTGCGCCTTTCACAATGTCAAAGCGAGGACGCTTGCCTGCAATTTTATCAAACAAACTTGCTTTTTCCATTTGCAAAGAGACACCGTGTGATTTGCCGACTCCAGGGGGACCTGACACAATCATAGCACGAATGTTGCCTGCAATACATGCGGCACTCATTTCATCAAGCACATTGAATCGGCTAGCAATGCGATCCATTGCCTCTACCTCAGACTCAGTAACCTCTGGTTCAACTGCAACAACAGGCTCAGTGCCTGACACAAATTGCAAATCATTTTGCGTATCAACATTAACCCTGATAAGACCACTACGTCCCGGGAATTGACCTTCATTTTTCACTGTAACAAACCCACCTTTCGTACCTGTTTGATACCCTTTCACCAATGTGAACACTTGATTAGCAATCGGCTGATTGCGATATGTGCCAGAAACAATGCGAACAGTAGACATTTAAACTCCTATATTAGTCACTGAAAAATACAATTATACACCCTAGTTGATTTATTGTCAACCGTTTTATGCAAATGTATTTGTAGTACTTTCTTTTACAACCTTAAAGGCTTCTAATGTCTTTTTAGGTTGTGCCAAAGGATTCTTTGCTATGAATTGCATCATTGCAAAAGAGGTCAATCCTAAAAATTTACCTTCTTTAGCTATCACGTTGAGAGCGGTTTCCAATTTCATTAGAGTTCCTTTAATCAATCAATACATGTATTATATAGCCAAAGTGATTTAATGTCAACCTTTTGCTAGATGCCATTTATCAACACTAAAGTATTCAAAATTGTCTATTGTGCGTCTACAAAAAGAACCATTAACTTGTAGTACTTTTGTATTAAGAAACATATCATTCCAAATATGTTCTAAAGGATTACTAAGTTGAATACTAATTAGTACACCAGCATTTAGCTTAAGATCCTTGAGCCAATATTGATTAGTAGTAATTCGTTTAGTTTTTCTAACTATCATCTTCAATGGTTGCAATTCTACAGAAAGTTTCAATAGTTTAGGCTTGTTTTCTTTGTCTAATTTTTTAAAGTTTTGATTTGCATCAACTGCACACCGAACTTCATCAATGTTAACATCGTACTCATAAAATATAGGTAGATAGTATGCTAAGCCTAACATGTTTTCTCTAACCATACGACCATCACCATGTACAAATGTGTTTAGATCCTTACGATATGCGGTCATATTCGGATTGTCATTTCGCAATGTTAACATCATAATTTTTTTACTGTAGTAGTCACGAATTTTCTTAGCCATTTCAATATCGGCATCGGCGACCTTACTAAACAATTCATCCTGTAATAGCTTGCCTATACCTGAGTGACCATTATCACGTAGTCTTTTCCAAGCAACACTTAATGCTAGTACATCAGTTGGTGTTTCATATACTTCATACTTTTTGACATGAGGATGCAAATTGTTTTCCGAAGAAAACATAAATGATCCATTTAACTGAGCCAAAGGTTGAATTGCGTGTAACTGTTTAGGTGTAAGTGATGTATTTGTTAAACTAACTGGGCTAAGGTTAACAAAATTATTTGATGTTATATTTGAATAACTCATATTGAAATATCTTCCATTCCTGCTGTGCGTAAACGCACGATATGTCCCATCTGCCATTGCTTGGCTTCAAGACCCTTCATAATACCTAACCAACGATTACGCAAATATGCTACTTCGTTAATTAAGGTTTCGTAGTCAATCACTTCATCTTCGCCGTCTACATACTTTTCTGCATCACGGCTTGTCAATGCTCTATTATACGCTTCTAAATATTTTTGAAAATGTTTTCGGCGAATTTTCCGTAATTGAATATTTAGGTAATTTAATACTGCTTCAATTTCTTGAAGTTGATTGAACCTATGTTCCGTAACGCCGGGCAAGGCCGCGATGTTCTTTTCTACGTTACCGTAAATCTTAACATCACTTTTTGCTGAACTTAATTCTATTTCATATTGAGATATGAAATCCGGTATTACAGTTAGGTCACTGCTAATACGGGTATACCAATTCATTTAATCCCACTCGTCGGTATCTTGTTCTTCTTCTTCGTATTCTTCATCTTGGAAATGCTGTTCAGCATAACCTTTTAACGCGGTAGTGATATCTTTGTCCTTAAAGGTATCTTTAATTTCATCGACCTCATAATTGTTATCAATCAACAAATTGACTAATGTATCTGCGGCATCACCGCGATCAATCAAATCAATATGGTCACGTAATGCATCCCAAACTTCGGCAATCAAATCTAGTTTCATTCTTCAGGCTCCTCTGTTGCTTCAGTACTTAGCTTTTTTCCATGATTTTTGCTAAACTCTTCCATGACTTTATCTAAGCAACCACCTTCATTTGACTCCCAACCTTTACGGAACATCTTTAATATTTCTCCGTCATCAGTTGTATATGATAAACGATTACCTTCTTTAGTTAAGAGTTCGTTCTTCTCAAACAAATCAAGCAGACCGCTATACGGGTTCATACCGGTTTCGTATGGAATCTTAATCTGTAATGTTTCAAAAGGTTTAGAATATCGTGTTTTCATAATCTTACATGCGGCACGAATACCTTTTACTTCTGAGACTTTGTTACCATCTTCATCTTCTTTGAGTTTGAGTTTCTTCATAGCAACAAGAATACTACTTGCGTACACAAAGCCTTGACCACCTGATACTTTGTCATCTGGATCAAACATATCCTGACTTGCATATGTATGATTAGTTGCAACCATACCAATGTTCAAACTACCGAACATGTTAACAGAGTTACGAACAAGTGCAGCCAATGCTTTAGGCTTACGACCCATGTCGCCCTTCATATCACCTGCCTCAAACTGATTTACATCAGTTGGAGTCAATAACATTCCCAAGCTATCAATGACAAACAATACTTTAGGTCTGTCTTCTTGCGGGAGTGTTTTATAATCAGTCACAAATTTACTGATTGTCTTGGCTACATCATCAATCATAGCCATGTTTAGTTTTAATAGTTTACTTTCTGAGGTATCAACACCTAAGGCGTGTAACCATTTCTCATCTAATGCGTTTTCCGAATCAATGAGTACAACAAAGATACCTTGTTGTTGAGCATGGCGTACCAAGTTCCCAGAACAGATAAAACTTTTCCCAGAACCTGACTCTCCAGCAAATACAGTAACTTTGCCCAATGGTACACCTTTATTAAAATCACCACTAATAAGATAGTTAAGTGCGTAATTTCCTGTGTTAATCCAATCAGTTGGGTCGTTAAATCCAATGCTTAATCCTTCTATACTTTTTGTTATTTCTTTTCTAAATTTACTTACGTCGAATGGCTTACCCAATTTTATCTCCAATCATCTTTCCATTAGTATACACGCTAAACGGTTGTTTATCAAGTAACTCGGGACAATTATCCGCAATTGCATCTAATTCATAGTCAAGGGGATAATGTCTCAATGCCGCTCTTGCGCGGTCACGAACTATACTAGGAACTCTGGGTGTTTTGCCAGGGTCGCATAGTTCTTCCAATAATTTTTTACCTTGCTTAATGGCTCGGTATCTTTCATCTGGTAGTGTCATAACTTCTCCTTAATAGGGAGAGGTTTCCCTCTCCCATTTCATTTAAGCAGTTTTAGTTTGACGGGCACGAATCATTGCTAGAATGTCCTGTGCCTTATCACTACTAGGAGTTGCTTTTGGAACTGTGATCGGTGTTGAAGCCGCTTCTGGCTCATCATCTGACCACGGTG